TCTGCAGTGTATTTAGCGTTTCCTGCTGCGCCTTCAGGCGCTCTCTAAGCCCCTTCAGTGTGTCCTCTGGCGTAACCTGGCGGCCCACGTTGAGCATCTGATCCCAAGCTGATGCAGCAGAGTCCTTAATCGCTTTCCACAGGCGCTCAATATCCCCCAGATTTTCCTTAATCTGAGTGGTGCGGCTCTTCATTGTGTTGGCGTAGGTATCGATAGCCAGTTTCGCCGCACCAGTCGCATCCCCTTGCTTTTGTAGGGCAACAATCTGATCGTAAATGGTTGCGTTCAGATAATGATATTGCTCATTCAGTGCGATAGACGCTTTAACCGGATCATCTGCGAGCCGTTTGAAGTCCGCTATCGTTTTATCGATGGCCTGCCCCGTAGCGCTTTCCATTGCTACAGCTGAGGCCGCAACCATCTCAAGTGCATTACCCTTAAAAGAGCCGGTAGCGAGAGCTGCTGAAAGTGCCTGAGCAGAGGCCGCTACCTTTCCGGTGCTCCCGCCAATGCGTTCTGCCGCGTTTGCCAGATCTGCAGCTGTTTTACCTGTATAACTCCCGGTCAGAATCAGTTGCTTGTTAAATTCACTCGCTTCTTGGCTCCCCTTATACCAGGCAACGGCCAATGCGCCTGCGCCAAGGGTTAACCCAGCTAGGCTGATCGTGAGAGGGTTAACAAAGCCAATTAGTGTGCGTAGATAATCGCCCACGCCCGTCAGCGCACCCTGGACGCCACCGAACTGGTCCTTAATCTGCCCGCCCTGCTGGAGCAGTATCAGGAATGGAGACTGCCCACCGGCGAGCTGCGTGGCAATATCGGTGAACTGTGCAGGCAGCGTGCGCATGGCCGCGCTGTACTGGCCCACAGAGATCCCCGCGCGCCTAGCGGCTAACTCCTGTCGTGATAATGCTTCAGGCAGCACATCAGCCACGCCAGAGAGCCGCTCACGCGTCTGGTTCAGGATTGTATTGAAGTGCTCAAATTGAGCGCTGTTGATACGCCCTGATTCGAAGTGTTCCACCAGCTGCGCGTGCTGCTCATCCAGAGAATTGAACGCGCGGATCGTCGGGTCGATGGAGCCGAGAAGGTTTTTCAGCGCTGCCGACTGTTTCTCAGCAGCCTGGGTGGCTGCCAGTTCAGCCTGGGCCCGCATTGATGCCTCAGCGGTTTCACCGAGTTTTTGCCGGGTGTTATCCAGTATTGTCTGGTAACTCTTAAACTCCTCAGTATTGAGAAATCCCCCCGCATGGAATCTCTGCAAAGCAACCTGCTGGTCCTCGAGCTTTTCCAGCGCAATCAGCGTGGGGTTGATGTTCTCCAACAATCCCTTCAGCGCAGCCTGCTGCTCTTTTGCCCCTTGGGCACCCTGCTTGCCAGCTTCAGCGCCGGCACGAAAAACACTGTTAAGGTCATCGGCTTTACCTACGGCTCCCGCCGCGGCTTCACCGAGTTTATCCAGTTCATTGCTGGCTGTTTTCAGATCGGATACGTCAGCACGCAATGTGATCGAGGCGATTTGGTCACTCATCAGGCCGTCTCCTTATGCATCACTTTGAGAGCCTCGCTTTCCATGATTCGAATATCAGCCATGCAGGTCGCCGCATCCTCAACCCCGTGCAACTGAAACACCCAGGGGAGAACGTTGTAATCAAGGCCGGTCGCACCGCTCGCGCCGACGCGCCATTGGGTCGCCAGCGTGGAGAAGATGGTAAAGGCCTCCCATATGGATGGCAGGATCCCCACATCTTCTTCCACGTCTTCAGGCGTTAAACCAAAAGCGGCTAATTCCGCGAGCGTCGGTCCCGGGGTATACATCGCTGCGGCGACCTGCCTTAGTTTTTTTCGCGGATGCCCATCAGCTCTTTGGTGTAGGCCAGGCCGATGCTGTCGAACGCTCGCGGATAGTTCTGCAGTAGGACGATCACATTATCGCGAGTAAAGTCATCCGGCAGCGCCCAGCTTTCGACAATTTCCATCAGATAGTCGGCCTGCGGCGCAATAGGGGTCTTTTTACCATCGGCTTTTTTTTGCAGCTGCTCGTCCATAGCACGCAGCTCTTCCAAGGTCTTATGGCGGAAGGTGAAGGTAAGTTTACCGTCTTCTTTACCAGCTTGAGGGATGCTGGCCGTTGCGGAGAACGTTGGGTTTGGGATCAGGGAAAATTGGGTCATTTCGACTCCTTAGAAAAGAAGAAACCCGCCGGAGCGGGTTGTTAAAGTGAATGATAATTTGAATTTATAATTCTTAAAAACCTCGACCACTTGAGGCTTGGGATTATTGGCGTAATTAATTATTACTCATCAAACCTAATTTAAGAATCCTTCTAACTCTTATACATCCCGTTTCTGACGGGCAATGTGTTGAGGTAATTTCTGAGACTCATAAAAGAAGCAATCCATCATTTTTTTCGTTTCAATCTTGAGCATTTCCAGATTCTTTTTATTAAAGGCATCCCTTCGCTCAACCTCAGCCTGGACAATGTAATTGTCAGAATTTAAAGGTAACCATGTGCTTGTTTCGTACTTATAGAAGGACTGCCATTTGTTATACCCAGCACTACAAATGTCTTTGACACTTGAGTCAAAATCCTTCATGCGAACGCCATAGTCTTTAAAGATGGATAAAGCTCTATCTCTATCAAAAACTTCTCTAGAATTGCTGGCATCATTTGGCATGGCTTTAATTTCATCAAAGACAGACTTCTGAAAATTATCCACTAAGTCAAATTCAACTTTCTCTCCGCTTGAATCCTTAAGAGAAGATACTGTTTTCTCCTGGACTGAAGATTGCTCATGACTTCCAAACGAAATAAGGATGATGAAAGAAAGAAAAGATAACGCAAATGCAGTTACGGCCGCTCTTAATTTGCTTCGACCTTTCGCCAATGATCTGCCTTTGGATTTTCTAAACACTAAAACAGCAACGACAACAGCCAGTAAAAAAATAATAAAGTTCATAAACACCTCTCCTGCATCAATCGACTTTAGTTTTGACTTAAAAAATCGCATTAGTTATCGACAGGATTAGCAATGATCTTTAGCAAAAAATTCAGAGGTTTACTTTGAGTAAGTACTACCGAACTCCATTGTAAACACAATTGATACGGCTCCATTATGAGAAAACATATTTCAAAGGAGAGCTGTTCAAGCATGATGTTAACCCGGCGAACCGGGTTTTCATGTTTAGCTGACGGTGACGGCGCACGCAGCAGAAGTAAGCGTCTTGCCTGCGGCATCGGTGACTTCACAGGTGTACGAACCAGCATCACCGGACGCAACCGACGGGATGCTGAACGTCGATGCGGTTTTGCCAGGAATTGCTGTGCTGCCCTTTTTCCACACGTAGGTGTAAGGCGCGGAACCGCCCTGCATGACCACAGCAAGGTCCAGCGCTGAGCCAACTGCCGCAGACTTAGTGGCAGGCAGGTCGGTCAGAAACGCCAGTGGCACTGCTGAGGAATCAGCGATCGGGTAAATCTGCATATCCGACTCGAAGTTCATACGCGCTTCGTTACTTTCCACGGCGTTGATTTCGGTGCGCGGCACCTTCTGGAATGACACTTTGGCAGAGTAATAGCGATCTGCTTTACCGCGCGGATTGTGGAACCACACCGCTGTTGTGTCGCTGGATTCGTCTAGGTCGCTCAGGCGCTTGTAAATTGCCAGTTGCGGGTCATGCGCAAAGGTGTAAACCTGAACCACGGCGTTTTTAAACGTCGGGATGGTACGAGCCTTGTCATCTTCCAGGAACTGGATGGAGATGGTTTGCTGGTCACCGCCTTCGGTGGACAACGTCATGACCTGCGGCATAGTGATCCAGGAATCAATTTTACGCAGTGTGCCCGCGCCAGTGCCCGCAGGGAATTTAGCGGTATTGGTTGTATCGAACGCTTCCAGAATGATTTTGGTGCCACTTACAGATTTAACTCGCAGCACCATGTTATCAAGCTTCAGCCAGCCAGAACTGACCTGGACAACGTCCCCCGCCAGAATGCCAGCAGCTGAGGCAACAGTCAGTTCGCATTCCGTCGCGTTAGAGGCTGCTGTGAAGACAATCGGCGCAAGATAGGCCTTGGCCACGTTTACACGTGACCCGTTGGGGATTGCGAATGCCATTGCATTCTCCTGAAATGAGGTGATAAAAAACCCGCCGGGTGGCGGGTCAGTAATCAGCGCGGTACTGCATGCTGATGGGGGTGGTATAGGTGATGGAGCCGCTACTGCCGTTTGGTGCTGACGTTGGGCGATCCTGAATCGGCGTGCGCACCTGAGGCGGCCCGTTGATGTACACAGTCAGGTTACCATCCACCAGCGGCAGTCCTTCAGGGAAGGCGTCAGCGACAGACTTTGCCAACCCTCGGGCCAGGGTCACGCCGCTGCCGGCAGGCGCGATGATATTGAGCTGCAGAATACCCTGGTACGTACGCAACTGGCCTTCCAGGTCCTGCCCCGCGGTTTGCGCAGGCAGAACATAAACACGCCCGTATGGCGAATCGTCAGGGGGAGTAAACGCGAGGTTCGGCCAGGCCACTGGTAGCCCGAGCGAAGAGCAGATAACCGCGACACGGCTTTCCAGCAGCTCAGCGATCCGCATTGACTGGTCACCGGCCATTGCGCACCTCGCTCATTGCCTCGCGGAACAGCTGCGCGGCGTCCAGTGCAGTAATGCCAACCATGCCACCGGGCGCCTGACCAGAATGGCCGTTCTCCAGCGCTTGCGCATAAGGCAGGTTATTGGTGAAGTAAATCGAGTTGACCTGCCCCACCCTAAACACCTCCAGTACCGCCAGGCCGCGGGAGTTCGAACCTTGCCCGGAAGCGTCCGGTGTATCGTTGGATTGGGTTGGCTGGCTGTCGAACCCGACATACCAGTTGTTTTTGAAGCGCCCGCCGACGTAACCCTCTGGCTTTTTGATGTCCATCGAGTCATTGACCGCTCGACCGCGCTTGAGTCGCCCTGCTTTGGTCATGTTGGCAGGATCATCACGCAGGGTCGCGTTATGCTCCCGCACCGCAGTGTTGTACGCCGTCGCAGTCTGGTTGACCTGCCAGATATCCGGTTGGCCCACCGGGGACATTTCAACCAGTTGCCCAAGAATTTTAATGCCCGTCCGGCGCACCACCTCGTCCATCTCCTGCTTCGAACCGTCAACGAACAGCTGAATGGCAGCCAAGAACGGCTGATTAACAGAACCGGTCATAGTTACGCCCTCAACTGGATGTTATAGGAGATAAGCACATCGGCAGGCTTAACCGGATTCGGCTGCACAACGCGCCATTTTTTGCCGTCGATTTCAATGCGGTCATCGATACGTACTTCAGTTTCAAACGTAGCCGCCAGCTTCTTATCGCCGGTGGTGATCAGAGAGCCATCAATTTCTCGGGAGGAGTATTGGGTAATAACTCCGGTGACGGTCGCAGTGATTGCCGGAGTTGTGACCTCTTTGCCGAACTGGTCACGGACGGTGCTGCCGCCGCGGGTAAGCTGGTATGACTTCCCGTTCTCGGTCAGTAGCCGGGTCGCGGTGTTTCGCATGCGTCGGTAGTCGATTGGCATATCAGCCTCCCCTTTCGATGCGAATCTGATTGCCGCTCACCACCATCCCGCGCAGCGATGAATAAAGCCAGGGGAATGACGGCGTGGCCTTATTCGTTCCCGGCTCGTACTGCACGGACACCGCACCCTGTACGCTCTCAGCGATTACCGCCCCACCACCAGCAACCGACGGCGTGAGGTCAATCTCCTGCGACTCGATAGCCAGGCGGCATTGTGCGTCAACCAGGCGTTTCGGGATGGAATCATCCGGCAGGTCAGCGCCATCAAAACGTACGCCAGTTCGGGGCCAGCACAACGGTTGTGAAGCATCGCTGCGCTGTCCGCGCCATGACTTACCTTCCAGATAGTCCATCGCCTGCATCAGCAACTTCCCACACTCTGCATCATCAGCGGGAATTGTATAACCGCGCCCCGTAGCGAACGTACGCAGATCGACAATACTGGCGTAGGTGTTGAAGTCCGACGAATGGGGATCGGCAACCAGCATGGTTACTCCTCGAGACGCCAGTCCAGCGCCAGCCAGTTATCGACTTCGTCAGGGTGAACATCAGCACTCAGCGGGCCGCCGGGGAATTCTGGGGCATCACGCACCATTACCACCAGCTCAATAGCAGGCTGTTCCTGCTGGGCAGGAGTTTGCTCAGCGCCGATCTGCGCGGCAAGCTTTTCAGCATCACGTTGTGCGCGTTGTTCTTTGGTTAATCCGGCCATTGGGCCTCCTGAAAAACAAAGGGGCCGAAGCCCCAACGGTTAGCCCATGATGATGGCGGAATGCTCAGGCTGCACGGATGCGACACCCCACGCCACACCAACTTCATAACGCACCTGGCGATACTGGCGATACAGCGCGATCTGGAAGGTGATGCCGGATACCGGGTCGGTCACGTTCATCACATCGTCGGCGGTGTCGCCGCCTTTCGGCATGGCTGGGGTACGACACGCCAGCAGGAACGCATTGCGGTCGAATGCCATGTTTGGTGCGAACTCAGCCAGGACAGTGACGGCAGCCTGGTCTGCCAGATCCTGACGCAGGCCCGGCGCACCAATGGTGATGCTGGAAGAGGTTGCGGCCACAACCAGATACTTATTGTCGTCACCGTCGAACTTCACTGCGGTGCCGACAGCGATACCACCGGTACCCGCAGAGATAGCAACAATGATGTCACCTTCTTTCTTCGCGCCGTTTACCTTGTAGCCAGCAGCGGTGCTTTTCGCCGTGCGCTTGATGTTGGCAGATTCGTGCAGGTTGAAGCCCATCACGCGCCCGATTACACCTTCGCGCAGCAACTGGTCGGTACCAGCTTCGTTCGCTTTGAACAGTACGGACAGTTTACCGCGAATGGAGGCCATCGCCTCACCGCCCAGCACCATACGCAGGTCGGTAGTTGGCGCACCGTTATCCACCAGAATCTGGCGGGCCAGCGCTGCATCAGACAGATCGTCTTTAATGCTGAACGGCGTATCTTTCGGCGCACCGACAGCACGAGAAGATTTGTAGTACAGCGCCGCCAGGTCAGCGTCCATTTCATTGCTCAGCGCGCGG